CAAAGCCATGACCCCAATGCCTGGGTCGCCACGTCCCTGCCGCACACGACCCTCTGGTCCGCTCAGCGAGCCATCCTCCAAGCACTCCAAGACCATCACAGGGTGGCGGTCAGATCCTGCCACGACTCTGGCAAGTCATTCATCGCTGCGATTGCTGCCGCCCGTTGGCTTGACGTTCACCCCGCGACCACGGCCCGCGTGATAACCACTGCGCCGACGGCCATGCAGGTCAAGGGCATACTTTGGGTTGAGTTGAACCAGCTCAAGGCTCAAGCAGACTTGCCTGGCCGCATGAACCAGACCGAGTGGTGGATCGGCTCGTACCTGGCGGGCATGGGGCGCAAGCCCAGTGACTACAACCCAGCTGCGTTCCAGGGCATGCACGCACGGTATCTACTGATCATTGTGGACGAGGCCAGTGGTGTCACCTCATCACTCATCGATGCTGTCGAGACCTTGGCGACAAACACGCATGCGCGCATCCTCATGATCGGCAACCCAGATGACCCTACAAGCCTCTTTGCCGACATCCATAACAACCCCGCAAAGCATGGGTATCATTGCATCCGCATCTCGGCATGGGACACGCCCAACTTTACCGATGAAGGCGACACCATACCCCAGGAACTGAAGGAAGTTCTGCTGAGCCCAGAGTGGGTCGAGCAGCGACGCAAGGCCTGGGGCGAGCAGCACCCATTTTGGCTGTCAAAGGTTGAGGCTGAGTTCCCACCCATTGACACACTCAGCACGATCAAGCTAGTCGACATTGTCAAGGCACGCGTGCCATTCAATGAGCGTGAGCGCGAGGCCCAGCCCCAAAGCCCCAGCGGCGTCAGCACACCATCAGGCACCCCTGTGGTTCAAGGGCAAACTGTCCTTGGTGTTGACGTCGCTGGTTCCGACACTGGTGATGAGACCGTCATCCGATTGGTTGCCACCACTCCGCAAGGCTATCGACCAACGACTGAATGGCGTTATCGCACAAGTGATCCCAATGAGGTCACCGACAACATTGTCAGCGCCATCATCAGTACCATGCCACAACAGGTGGTCATCGATAGCATTGGTGTCGGATTTGGCATCATCGCGGCAGTCCGCTCACACGAGGCAATCACCAACCTGCCGCCGGCAACGACACCAACGATCATAGGGTTCAATGCTAGCAATGCCCCACGGTCAAAAGAGTATGGGAATCAAAGGGCAGAGCTATGGTGGGGCGCGCGCATTCTCTTCCAGGATGGCAGGATCGATACATCAGCAGCCGACGACCAACTCACGCTTGAGGCTCAGCTGTTGCAGCCACGATACTTCATCAAGAAAGGCAAGATATGGATTGAGGCCAAGGAAGACATCAAGTCGCGCATCGGACGGTCACCAGACAATGCCGATGCGTTTCTTTATGCGCTGTGGCCAGCTTTGAAGTCCACCCAACTCTCCATCGTGGCGCCACCACGCAATGCCCAATTGATTCAAAGACACATGCAATCAACGGCCGTCATGCAGAGGCTGGTGAAGCAGCGATGACTATCATTGGCAGAGCAACGGCTGACCCAAACACGACAATCACAACCGACTGGCGCGCGCGAATCATCGACATTCACCCCGCAGATGTGCGGATAACTGACCAAGATGTGACCACCCTATATCCACGCGCGAGGGCGCGTCGCAACGCGAGCATGATTGAGGTGTGGGTTGAGAACTCTATCTATCCACACGTGCCAATGCTTGCTTTCACGGCACCCATCGAGACCATCATTGAAGATAACATCAACCCACGCTATCCACGTAAGCAGCAATACATCGAGCTCACCGTTGCCGTTGGTCTCATAACAGTCAACGTTCACATCCAGCCATTGGCAGGGTGTGGATGTGGGAGCCGCCTCAAAGTTTTGCCGCCGACTGTTGGGCAACAACCATTGACTGCAATTGAGCAAACGCTCAAGGCCCACTTCCCAAATGCAGTGGTAGGTTACCAATGAACCATTGGCCAGCAATATTCACCACTGAGAACCCAGGCAATGCCACAGCGGCAATTTGGTTTGTCGTTGTTTCACTGGGTGTTTATCGGCTGTCGCGCATCATCGCCCGTGACACCATCTCCGATAAGCCAAGGGCACGCATGGCTGCAAGGTACCACGGCAGCTTAGTTGAACTGGTGACATGCATTTGGTGCTTGAGTTTCTGGTTTGCGATCATTGCGGCGGTGCTTGTTTACTTCAACCCAACGCGGCCATGGACATTGCTTGTGTGCGCCGTGCTTGGCGTGAGTGCGGTCGCAGGCTTACTTGGTGAGCGAGGCTAGCCATGCCACTGTTAAAGCGCAATGAACCCAAGGCAACAGCCAACGGGCATGGCAACGTGACGTCCATCGCTCGTGCCCGCACCCCGCAAATGCAACAACAAGCAGAGCCAAAGCGTGCAGGCTTTTGGGGTACGGCGCCTGATGGTAAGCGTCAGCAACGAGCATTGCTGGCCAGTGCGACAAACATCAGCAACGGTATGGGTTCGGTCAATCGGATAGAGGCCGCACGGCTGAGGAAACTCAAGCAACTGTGGCAGGAAGATGCCTGGGCTTATCGTGACTCAATCGGTGAGTTACGTTATGCCACGACATTTCTTGGCAACGCGGCACGCAAGGTTGAGTTGTTCCCTGCTGCATATGTCCAGGGTGAACTTGACCCAATCCCACTTGAGGACATACCTGAATGCCCGGCCAATATCATGGCGGCAGCGAATGATGCGATGCAGCGTCTGGCGGCCAACCCATCGGCAATGGCTGGGATGTTACGTGACATCGCTGAGAACTTTGAAGTGGCCGGTGAGTGCTCGTTACTCGGCTGGGCACCGAATACATATCTCACAGGCGATAACAATGAAGAAGTCTGGGAGATACGATCTGTCAGCGAAGTCACCTCAAACAATGATGGTGAAATCCTGATCAAAGATGCCGGCGAAACTGGCTCTGGAACACCATTGCCTGATGGGTCATTCTACAGCAGGCTATGGTATCCACATCCACGACGTAAGGCATTAGCAGATAGCCCATTTGCTGCCATCCTGGACATCTGTGAAGAGTTGCTCATCCTATCCAGAGACATCCGTGCGGCTGGGCGATCACGCTTGGCGAACAGTGGTTTGCTGCTGTTGCCTGATGGATTGACGGTCATCAAATCCAGCACCACCGAAGATGCCAATGATGACGAGCAAGACCCATTCTTGCAAGAGTTGGTCGCTGCCGCAATGACAGCCATTCAGGATGAAGGCAGCGCAAGCGCAATTCTGCCAATCATTATTCGTGGCCCAGTTGATGCATTGGCCGGTGCGAGGCAGCTGACGATATCGCGCCCAGATGCACAAAACGCGACCAAGCGCATTGAGTTGCTGGAGCGTATGGCGACATCGGTGGACCTCCCCGCAGAAGTCTTGACGGGCAAGGCTGATCTTAACCACTGGACGGCCTGGTCGGTATCGGATGATACATTCAGCGATCACATTGAGCCGCTCGTCATGGTCATGGATGATGCTTTGACCGCTGGGTATTTGCGGGTGATGCTAGCAGCGACTGAAGGCCTGGACCCAGAGTGGGTCAACAAGGTTCTGATTTGGCACAATGCTACACGGCTGGTTCGGCATCCAGATCGTAGCCAGGATGCTATTCAGGCATATGACCGAATGGCTTTGAGCCAGGCAGCACTTAGAGATACCATGGGCTTCCCTGAAACTATGGCGCCTGCCGAGACAGAGATTCTTGAACGTTTGGTTGTTAAGCAAACGAGGCTTGATCCAACAATTGCAGCGCAATTGATTAAGCGTATGGATCAGACGCTTGACATTAGCGCTGTAGTTCCTGCGCCTGGCGCGCCAGCTCAATCGCCACCAGCTGGAGCGCCAGTGGGGCGGCCCTCATCAGGGATATCGCCTCCCAGCTCTGGTGAGGGCCCACCCCAAGGTGGTGAACCGCAGCAACCAGTACCACCTCCACCGGCAGCGGCTGCTGCATCATTAGTCGCAGCACCAAAGGCAGCTGATGCCCATATAAAACAAGGTAATGCCAAATTGGCCAAGATTGAATCTGACTTGATGTCCAAGGTTCAAACTGCGGCCAATGCGGCAATGTCGAGGGCATTGGAACGTGCTGGCGCTCGGATTCGCACCAATGTTAGCAAGACAGCATCTGGTCGAGCATGGTGCGTTGGCCATTCAAACATTGAGCTTTGCTTCTTGATTAGCAACTCGATGATTGCTGCTGCTGGGCTGGATGAGCAAACTTTGCTCAATGATGCATGGGGTCAATTGCAGACACAATGGCGGGAATATCTGGACTCCGCCAGCATCGATACGGCTAGCACCATCGCCAAGATGTTGAAGATGCCAGTTGGCAATTTTGTCGATATGGCAGACCGTTTAAGTGAAGGTGCCGATGCTGGCTGGAGCTGGTTGGAGCAGAGATTGTCCCAAGTTGCAAAGGGATATCTGACTGACTCGGCATCAGTCGCAGGCGAGGCTGAAGAGATCACGACGACCAGCCTTGTACCATGGGACATCATCAAAGAGGCAATAAGCCGTGTAGGTGGTCAGCCGACAGCGAATAGCCCTGGCGTGGCGATGGGTGATAGCGATCCAACAACTGTAACGCCGATGACCGGCATAACATCTGGGCCGATTGTCTCAGATACCATGTCTGAGAATGATATGAATATCGGCAGCTATACATGGGTCCATGGCTATGTGCCAAAACCATTCCAGCCACATGAAGACTTGGATGGCGTTGAGTTCCATGGCTGGACGGACGATGTCCTTGCAAACACTGGTGGCTTCCCTGATCGTGACTATTACATGCCTGGCGACCATGATGGTTGCGGGTGTGACTTCTATGTCAACTGGGAGTCACAAGAGACCAGCCAAGCTGAGGAGTGAAGATGGCCAAGCGATTTGCGAGTGATGGATGGGATGCTTCTGCAGCATTGGCAAAGGTGAATCCCACACCTGGCAATCTGAAGAAGATGCATGCCTACAAAGACCCATCTGGGTCTGATGATGCCAAAGGCAGCTACAGCTTTCCACATCATGACGTGAATGCCGATGGCTCGGTGGGCGCGGCCAACACCGCAGCTTGCTCATCTGGCATTGGTGCGCTTAACGGTGGCCGTGGTGGTCATTCGCTTGAGCCAGATGAGAAGCACACCGTGTACAATCACCTTGCCGGCCATCTGAAGGATGCTGGACAGGAACCACCTGAACTCAAAGGTGGAACTGGTGCTGCCAAGGCGAGTGCTGGTGGCAAATCATTCATCTTTGGCCCAGGTGGCGCGGTCGATGCAAAGGCTGCGTTGGGCAAAGGCAACCAGCCTGTCTCTGCCGTTGATAGCAAGGCCAATTCTGATCTTCACGGTGCCATCAAGGATGCTGTCACATCGGTGCACGATGCTGGGACAAAGGTAACATCGGATGGCAACCCAGCGAATGTCGGCAACATCACGGTTACATCACAGCACCCTGATGGATCGACTACAACGACCAATCATCAAGTCAGCGATGCCAATTCGCCAGGCAAGCTGAAGGTTGTTGCGCAGGATGGTCAGAATAGCAATGATGATTCTGATGCATCTGATGCACAAATCGCGGCCGTCAATGGCGTCTTGGATGATGCCGGCGTTGATACGGATGGTGGTGTGGTGGACGACAGCAAGGATGGCATGACTGCCGATATTGGTGCGCCGATCGTTGATGCGGTCAACAACGCATTCAGCATTCCAATCATGCTGATGGAAGGTGTCTGGACTGGTGATAGTCGCTACATCAACCATGATGCTTTGTCATGGCGTAGTTTGCCATTGCCGGCTATGGCGAAAACCAACACCGGTGGCTTTGGCCATGAAGGCGCTGAGCTCACTGGCAAGCTTGATAGCATCCAACGTGAGCCAGTTGACCCAGAGGCCATTGATGGTCGTACTGGCAAGTTGTATCCAGAGGGTACAACAATCATTTCATCACAAGGCCAATTCGACACCGCTGCTGGCGCGCAGGAAGTTGCGCGACTTGTCAAGGATGGAATGCTCAGAGGCATCAGCGCTGACATTGGCGATGCCGTCAGTGAGCTTATGCTCATTGATGCTGAGGGCAATGAAGTCGAGGATGACGATGACTTCGACATCTTTGACTTGCTCTTTGGCTTTACAGCATCTGCCGATGGTGTGACAATTGGTGAGAAGATCATCTCTGGCCGCATCATGGGCGCGACGATTTGCCCATTCCCCGCATTCGAGGATGCCTATGTAGTCATTGGAGAAACTGTGATGGCAGCATCAGCCAAGCCTGGTGAGGAAAGATGGCCAAGCATGAACATCACGTACAGGACGCCACGCAATGTTCATGGCCTTACTGCCTCTTCCATGCTGGCCCCAATTGATCCACCGGAAGCATGGTTCGCCGATCCGATGTTTGAAGAGATATCGCCAATCACAGTTGAGAATGATGGCCGAGTATTTGGCCATATGGCGGCCTGGACTGATTGCCATATTGGCTACCAGCAAAGTTGCATGAAGGCACCGCATAGTGCCTCTGACTATTCATACTTCACCACTGGGTACATCGTTACCCAGGAAGGCTCCCAAATCCCAACTGGTGTCATCACGATGGGGACTGGCCACGCTGAGCTTTGGCAAAGCCCAGAGGAAGCCAAGGCACACTACGATAACACCGGAACCGTTGTCGCAGATATCAACGTGGGTGAAGACCCATATGGGATATGGGTAGCGGGTGCCCTCCGACCAGATGTCGATGAGCTGACACCGCGTCGCCTGCGGGCCGCGGGATTGTCTGGCGATTGGCGTGAACTCGGAGGGCACCTTGAACTTATCGCGTCATTGGCCGTCAATGTCCAGGGATTCCCGATCAAACGGCCCAGGGCACGCGTTGCATCTGGTCGTCCAGTCGCGCTTGTTGCAGCTGGCGCGATGACGCCGAACAACGTCATTCGTTTGCGCGAGCGGATGAAGAATGGCCCTATCACATCGAATGGTTCGAAGCCAGATCAGACATTGGCGACAGCTACTGAGATTCTTTCGCGCCAAGCACGTCAAGCATTGCGCCAGGAAGTGCACAACAAGAAGTAGGCTCTATTGCTGAAGCTCATACGTAGCATGGGCTTGGCGGCAAGCAAGATCAAGGTTCTCACGTAGCTTTGAACTTGATCCCTATTGCCAAACGTTGTAAGCAACTACCACGTTTGGAAGGTGATCAGAAGTGGAAGAGTGGAGAAGGGCATTCGAGGAAAGGCTTGCGAATCTGGGGACATTGTCCTCTGATGAGCTTGCTGCCTTGGAGTCCGAGCTTGTCGATGCGTTCGACAAGGCAGACAGCGACGGTGGGAGCCTGACAGATCTCAATGGTATCAGTGGAGCCATTTCAGATGTCAGAGCCGCCCAAGATGCGCAAGCAACGGCTGAGGCAGAAGCTGCCGAAAGTCTTGCTGAATTGCGCGCCAATGTTCATCCTGATCCTGCTGGCGATTCTGCTGACGATGGCAGCGATGACAGCGACGATTCTGCTTCTGGCGAGGATGACGACGATGCTGACGAGGGGGATGTAGCTGAGCCCCCATCAAGCAAGCAAATCGCTGCGTCAACAAAGCCAATTCGTCCAAGCCTGGGCCGCGTTGCCGGCAAGGGCAATCCGCCAGCAAAGGGCAACAATACCATGCGCGTCAAGACACGTCTTGTCGCTGCCGGCGATGTGCCAGGCTTTGGCGTTGGCCAGGAGATCACGAGCGCCGATCAATTGTCCCAGGCGATCATTCGCAAACTGCACGGCCTGGGCCGCAGCGGGACACCGGACGATGTCCTTGTCGCATCGGTCATCAAGGAGTTCCCAGAAGAGCGTCAGCTGGGCGATGACCCAACGGTCAACAGCCGGAAGTTCCGTGAGGCAATGGCGCCAAGAGCCCTTGTGGCATATGGTGGGATCTGTGCACCATTGCCCATCGACTACACGGTGGAGACAATCGGTGACACCGTTCGCCCATTGAAGTCAGCGCTTCCCAACTTCGGTGCGACGCGCGGTGGCGTGCAATTCATGGTGCCGCCAAAGCTCTCGGCGATCACCCCGCCAGTCCCATGGACTGTCGCGATGGACCAGGCCGGCACGGCAACCAAGTCGTGCATGGTTGTTGTTTGCGAGCCATTCACATCGGCTGAGATTTATGGTATTCCGGTGTGTGTCAAGGTCGGCAACATGATGGGCAAGTACAATCCAGAGCAAGTCACTGCCCAGACAGCGTTGCTGGATGTCGCGGCGGCTCGCACAGCAGAGCTTCAGTTGCTGACTGCAATTGATGGAGCGAGCCTTGCTCTCACAGCGACTGACGTTCTTGGTGCCGCGCGCACGATCCTGACGACACTGGATCGCATCATTTCGTCGTATGAGTATCGGCATCGTTTGGCCAATGCAGTACTGCGTATTGCGTTGCCTGACTGGGTGCACGATATGATGCGTGCCGACATCGCAATGGAACTTGCGCACGATACGGACAACCGTGATCCCTTGGCCATCAGCGATGCTGATATTGAGGGATGGTTCAACGCGCGCAATTGCTCGCCCATCTGGCTGCTGGAAACGATCGCAGCGCCGTGGACGCCACCGGCTGCTGGACCTGCTCAGCTGTGGCCGGCAACGTTCGTGGCGTACTTGTTCGCAGAAGGTACCTTTCAGTTCCTGGATGGTGGTCAGATCGATCTTGGTGTCGTGAGAGATTCAACTCTCAACAGCACCAACGATTACGAGATCTGGCGTGAGGACTTTGAGGGTGTCGCCATGCGCGGCAATGAATCTCTCAAGGTCACAATCACATGCAAGCCGACTGGTTTGTCTGCCGGCACAGTCAACACTGGCGACGTTCCAGGCTAAGTCATCAACCTCCACATGGTAATTAGGAGGCCATGATGACAGCAACTGTTGAGTTCGGAATTGTGCCGATGGGCGGTGCGCTTGTCGCTGCTGCTGGCGTCAGCGTACCACCACCACTTACGCCATCGCCAGTCAACCTCCTCAGATCATCAAGGAATCCCAGTGATGCCTCTGATGTTCGATGGGAGCAAGGCTTCGCTTATTTGCCGATGGGCAATGGCGAAATGAACATCGACGATGCTTGTGCTGGTGACAACATCGGCGTTCCAGTTGACAAGAAGGGTGTCGCCACATTCTGGACGCCATATCTCTTGTCAACGAAATACACCTGCTCAGCAATGGGCGCTGATCTGGCCGAGCATCAGCAACGAGCGCAGGGATTGCTCGATGCAGCAACGCCAAAGTTGCTTGAATATGAGCTCTGGAATGGCCTGTTAACTAAGGCTGCTGGATACCAGAATTTGTATCTTGAGCAGGCCACCGGTGTAGATGCTTACACCGCCACCTCAGTTGTTGAGGCGATCGCAATTTGCGAGTCTTATCTATCGCAAATGTCGTATGGTGGACGAGGTATGATCCATATGCCGGCATGGGTTTCTGCCTATCTGCCAGCCGGTGGAATGCGACGCGAGGGCAATCTGATCCTGACGATCCGCGACACAATTGTACTGCCTGGCGCTGGGTATGGACATTATCCGGCATCGCAGTCTGGTCCACCAGTCGCACCGACAGGAAGCTTCAACATCTATGCGACTGGCATCACCGACGTCAGGACTGGGCCAATTATCCCATGGCCAGAAGGGGATGTGAACCTGGCACTGAACAGGGCAACGAACACTGTGGACACGCGTGCCTACCGGATGGCTTGTGCGTCATGGGATGGTATCGCATTCGCTCGCGTCGCAACTACGATTACATTGTAAGGAGGCAAGAGGCATATGACTAATCAGGCTGGCGCCTCACTACAATGTGCGGCGATCAGAGTAACGGCCCTGGATTTTGACGGTTCACCGGCTGCTGGAAACAACATGTATACCAGTGACCAACTCGTCAAGATTGACTTCAACCCAGATATTGAAGCCGGGTTGGAGATCAGCAACCGTGGGGCCAGTGGCAATCTGTGCGTGGTCTATCGCACGCCTGACCTGCTCAAGCGTCTGACAATTGAAACTGAATTGTGTGTTCCAGACCCTGAGCTGGAAGTGCTGATGACTGGTGGAGAAATCTTCTACGAAACAGCGCAACCGACCAATGTGATGGGATTCCAGTATCCAGCACTATTGGTTGACCCAACGCCCAATGGCATTAGCATTGAGGCGTGGACGCGATATGTCGTGGATGGCTACCAGCCAGCGGGGCAACCGTATATGCGATGGGTTTGGCCTCGCATGTATCTACGCAAGGGCAACCGTACGGTGGACATCAACTCAATGGCCACAATCTTTGACGGGTTTGCAATTGAGAATCCATCATGGGGCGACGGCCCATTGGGCGATTGGCCATACGACAGCAGCAAAGTTGTCCAGGCCATGTATGACGATTCACTGCCAACCATCCAGATTGGTATGCAAAAGGTTCCAGGCCAGGTTGCTACTGGTGCGACTGCTGGCACGCCTGGCGCTTGGACGCCTGCTGGTGCATCGCCACCGGCCAACTTCAGCCAGATGAGCACATCAATTGTCGCATCGCCGACAACTGCATGGGTTACTGGCGATTACGTTGTGCTCGGTGACAACAGCCATACCTACTGGGATGGCACTGCCTGGCAAGTCGGACAAGCACCGTAATAACAAGGGGATTATCATGACAGCGCCTGCTCAAGAATGGACAACATCCAGCCAGGTGTCATATGTGCTAGGTGACAATGCGCCTGCTGCAGATGACGCCAATGGGCAGGCGCTGCTTGATAATTCAATTGTGGTGGCCAGTGAATTGTTGTATGCGTTATCTGGGCGACAATTCTCTGGCTCAATCTCGGTGACTAACGTTCGGCCAACATCCCGCCCAGAGCAAATCCCTGATCACATGTGGAACTCAAGAATCATCAACGGAGGCTGGGGATTTGGTTACAATCCAGACTGGCTATGGAGTGTGTGCCATGGTTGTGACTATCGTGGCTGCAATGGTTCGTACATAATCGGTCTGGGTCGTAGTCCAATCGTTAGCGTTGAGGAGGTAATGATTGATGGAGCAGTATTGGATCCAGCAGACTACCGAGTCGATGACGCAAAGTGGCTTGTCCGTCAAGACTGCTCGGGCTGGCCCACGTGCCAAGATTTATCAAGAACTACGGACCAACTCTGTACGTTCGCAGTATCATTCACATTCGGCCAAGACCCACCAGAATCTGGCCAGGCTGCGGCGACGCTACTAGCATCAGAGTTTTACAAAGCTCAAACACCAGCATTAGCTGGGCAATGTAAGTTGCCATCCAGAGTTTCATCCATCAGCCGGCAGGGTGTGAGCATCGCAGTGTTGGATCCAATGACATTCATCAGTCAAGGATTCACTGGTTTGTATATGGTCGATGTATTCATCAGAGCATTCAATCCAAACAAGCAAATTAGGAAGCCCATGGTATTCAGCCCAGATATGGTCAATCTTGGCCGCCGCCAGACATGGCCAGCATCATGACATACATGGATCCGTTTGTCCCATATGAACCGGTGAATTCATTGCGCGAAGTCACGATGGAATATAGCCAGAAGATCGATGGTGCGATCAGAATCACCATCCCAGTCCAACAGCAAGATCGATCTGTCGATTGGGGTGATGGTACGCCAGCATCGACGATCCATGCCGGCGATACATCGTCCATCCATAATTACACTGATCATCATGATGATGAGTCGTACACCATCAAGCTTCACGTTGACGACAAAGACATCGAGATGGTAGTGACGTTCTGATGGATCTTCTCACTCTGTCACAAGACTTGCTTCAATTGGTCCAGGATCAATTGACGGCACAGGGTGTCACGATACCTGATCGTGTCTATTGTGCACCAGGTGCTGACCTGGTCTTTGACTGTGAGCAGATGACAGTCCATCTGTCAAGAATCATCAGCAATTTCCAGGGCAATGATTCGCCATACCCAGCACCACATGCAATACGGCGCAAGTCTGCTGAGTTCTATGTGACGTTAGTTCGATGCGTGCCAACGATGGAAGAGGATGGCGAGCCACCGTCACCAGCAGGCCTGACGACCAGTGCCGGTGTGATCATGAATGATGCTATGGCATTGCGGGTTGCTCTGGAGACTATCGACGCCCAGCACTCGTTGGTACCCCGCAATATCCCCACAACGGTTGGGCAACTGAATACAATTGGTCCATTAGGGGCATTGGCGGCAACGCAAATCGTGTATACGGTTGAAGTTGTTAGCAATGCTGCTGGGTGGGTTGGCTGATGGTCAGCGGCAGAATCAACAATAGCAAGAATGTGACTTTCGTCATTGATAATCAGGTTCTTGCTGACATGCTGACTGGGCCAAATGGCATGGTTGTTGTTTACCTGATCAAGCGTGCTGTCATCTTGCAGGATGCCGCCAAGAAGCAGATACGCATGGGGCACGTTCACGCGGGTGGCGGATATGGTAACTTGCGTGATAGTATTGTCAAGAGAGTCAGTGCTACTCCATACCCGGCAATGCCAGAGGCACAAGTTGGGAGTTCGCATCCGATTGCCCTTATGCATCATGAGGGAACTAGGCCACATGAGATAAGGCCACGGTTAGCAAAGGTGCTTCGATTCCCAGCAGCATGGGCGCCAGGTGGATTTGCTGTAGCAATGGTGGTCCAGCATCCTGGGACAGCACCAAACCGATACCTGACGGACAACCTACATCTAGCCGTGGAGTGATGATGGCCAAGCAATTCAAAGCACCAAGGGACAAGCGCCCACCACTTGATTTCGAGGTCACGTATGATCGCCTGGTGAATGACGAATTTGTTGAGCAGACTGACAAATTTCAAGCACGGCCAAGCGTTGCTGGCGGATTGTTATTACAGATTGCGGCAGCGATGAACGCAGAGATTGGCGTGCAGTCTACTGAACTGATCCGTCTATTCGATGGTGCCTTGATGCCTTACGACAGGGCAAGATTCAAGACATTGATCAACGATGTCGACACAGCAATCCCCATTGAAACATTGGGTGAAATACTTGAGTGGTTGGCTGGTGAGTATGGTGACCGCCCTACATAGAGTGCCTGGTCATTTTTGGCTGGGCACGCGCTAATTGGGCAGATGTGGAAGGGCGATTGTTGCTATCAGGACTCAATCCATACAAGCTGGATGCAACTCAATTGGTCAATGTTTGCTATAGCATGATCATCTCAGACTTGATGAACTTCGAGATATCCAGAGTTGAGGCTCGTGAAACAATTGATAAACGCATCAAGGACATGGTACAAAGTGAGAAGATTAGACGCAACATAAAGGTGGAGCCAGAGCCGTTCCACATGTCACCAGCGATGATGGCTCAAATGGGAATCAAGATCAACCAGCCTGCAAAGGGGTGATCTCATGGTAATTCTTGGTGAAGCTTTCATCAACGTCAAGATGAAGGATGAGTTCTCCTCAGCAGTGGCACACACTGGTGACCAAGTTGAAAAGCAGGTTGGTGATAAGTCTGAGCATGCCACCGGGCGTGCTCGTGCTGCTTTCAAAGCGATGAGCGGCACATTGCTGACTTCGTTCAGTCCCGCATTAGGCCCAGTCCAGGAATTGATTGATAAGGTAGATACCTTTGGAACTGCTACTGAGGGTATCAAAGGCAAGGTAAGCAAGTCACTCCTGGGTATCGGGGCTGCTGCTACTGCTACTGGAACATTGCTTGTGACCATGGGCGATAAGGACAAAATCGCCATGGGCCAGCTGAAGGATGTAGTTGGAAATGCCGGTGGTTCGTGGGATGAGTATAGCAAGAAAACAGAAGAGACAATCCACCATGAAGAGCATTTCGGCTATACAGCAGTGGACACCGCCAAGGCATTAGGTACCTTGGTATCTCGTACTGGAAAAGTTTCAGAGTCGTACAACAACATGCAGTTGGTAACTGACCTTGCTTCACAGAAGCACGTTAGTCTGTCTAATGCTGCTGGCATTGTCGCAAGAGTCATGAACGGCAATACAAAAACGCTCAAGCAGTATGGCATCACTACTGCTGAGATCAACAAGCTCACCGACACTGGCGTCAGGAAGCAAAAAGAGGATGCGCTGTCAAAGCTACAAACTGAGATTGCAACAGAGAAGTTGGAAAAGATAAACACCAAGGACAAGGCAACGCGAGCTCAGCTGACTGCTTCCATCGCAACAAATACCATCAAAGCAAAGGATTTGCAAAAAGAGATCAAGACAATGACGGCCAGCACAGACATTGGTCGGCAAGCTTCTGATCTCTTAGCCAAGAAGCTTGCTGGGCAGGCATCCGTAGCGGCTGATACCTTCACTGGGAGGATGAAGGAAGCTCGTGCAAAGATTGAGGATTTCGCCTCTACCGTTGGGCAAAAGGTTGGTCCAGCGATACAGGCTGCTGGACCTGTGATGATGGGTCTTGGTGCCATCATCGAGTCTGGCATCATTGGCAAGCTAGGCAGAGGCGTCAAAGCATTCAAAGAATTCATGGAGATTGAGAAGCTACAGAACGCCATTGCCAAGATATCGACTGGCGTCAACGTTGCTCTTGGCTTATCTGAGGATGCAGCGCTGGGGCCAATCATCCTTATCGTTGCTGGCATTGCTCTTCTGGCTGGCGGCTTTATCCTGGCATACATGAAGATCAAGCCGTTCCATGATTTGGTCAATATAGTCGCCCATGACCTGAAGCAATACTTCTTGGATGCGTTACATGCTGTGACTAGTGCCTTCAAAGATTTCGTCAAATTCTTTGAGGATGTTTGGAAGACTGTTGTTGGCATCATCAAGAAGTATGGACCAATCATCCTTGCTGTTACCATGCCATTTATTGGCTTACCGTTGTTGATCATTCAGCACTGGAATGTGATTGCTCCATTCTTTGAGAAGCTTTGGCATACAGTGTCATCGTTTGTTGCTCGCATGGCTGGTGATGTTGTTGGTGCGGTAACTGGCATGTGGCACAATGCGATTGGCGCCATCGCTAATCTTGTTAACAGTGCTGTCAGTTGGTTCCAAGGCCTGCCTGGCAGGATAGCTTCTGGCTTGGGCAATCTTGCATCCACCGTTGGCGGGGCAATAAGCCGTGGCCTGTCTGGCTTGAAACAAGATGCTATCAATCAAGTTGCTGGTGCTGGATCATGGTTGATCAGCGCTGGCAATAGCGTCATCCAAGGTTTGATAAATGGCATAACTAGCATGGCTGGTTCGCTTGTTTCAGCAGTGACTAGCACTGTTGTTAATAGCATCCCTGCTCCAATCAGGAAAGTCTTGAAGATGCTGTCGCCATCAAAGGTGATGGAGGAGATTGGTCTCAATGTAGTCCAGGGTATGGCCGGTGGTATCACCAAGAATAAGCATCTGGTGGCGAATGCATCCAGCGCCATGGCGGCTGGCGCAATCCCTGCTATTAGTGGGCCTGGAGTACACATGGCCGGGCATGGTGGTGCTGGTGGTCGTATCATCAATCTATTCCCCAACGCTACCATCGATTTTGGGCACAATTCCCCAGCAGCTGTTGTACAAAAGCTGGAAGCTGCCTTAGTAGCAAGTAGGCTATGATGGCGACTACATCACGGTTAGTTGATGAAATCACTGGTGAGTCTATCCAGTTGCTATATGACGAATCTGATCCGAACTTTTGCCAAGGCCCAATCTATCAAAGCTCAATTGATTATGGTTGGCCCGCACCTAGAGCCGTAGAAAACAATATGCCAAATAGTGATGGCATAGATGATCTAACGCAATTCTGGGGCGATAGGGCAGTAACATGGACTGGCTTCATAGTGCCTAACAAAGAATCACCATATCCTGCATTGGTGTGGGATAAGATCAGGGCGCTCGCAGCACCCGCACGACGGCCATGGATTTACTTTGAAGAGAATGGCTGGGATGGCGAACGTCGCATGCAGTTACGCGGTGACGTCTTAACATCGCCATTAGCACGCGACTTTGGGCCAGTAATTACAGCAAGCGCAGCATGGAAGGCACCTGCAGGTGTTAGTGAATCTGCTGATCAAGCATCATCGCCGATTGCAGCTGGAGTGGGCACTGGTGGTCTTTGCGTTACAAACACTGGGTATTGCTTCACCACCGATCCTTGTGCGTTCACTATCCCACAAGGTTATGTGGGTACAACGACAGAGATTGAGAATGAAGGCAATGTTGTTGTCTACCCAACCATTATCATAGTTGGTCAAGTAGTCAACCCTGCGATTATCAATATGACAACCAAGCAAGGAATCTACTTGAATGGCACGGTGAATCCAGGCCAAGTGCTATGGATCAAGTGCCACGATCGTACCATCTATGAGAACAATGATCCAACGCTGAACAAGCTTAGTTTGTATGACTATACCAAGAGCAGTTGGCTGACGTTAGCGCCTGGGATGAACCAAATCAATTACACATTCTCCGGTAGTGCTGCTGGCACTTGCACTATGCAGTATCGGCATAGATGGATTTAGGAGTAGCCGTGACAACTGAGACTCTGGCCCCAGAGGTAAATCCATTGGCAAGTGGGCCAATTGTCTATGGTGCTGCCCCACCTGTGTGGATGCAGCCAGCACCTGGTGATGCGCAGATTTGCTATAGCGCACAGAACTTCAGGTCATTGATTGGCGCGGTGTTCACATCGCCTGGCGTCATCAATAATGGTGACTTCAACGTTACCCAGAATGGCAATGGCGACCCAACATGCAACGTGGCGATCGGCACAGCCGTCATCGCAGGCACAACCATTGCAAACCAAGGCAGTTATCTGGTTTACAACCCAGCAGCAGTCAATGTTCAGCCACCAAGTCAGCCGGTGACATATCAGCGATATGACATCATCTGTCTGGTCATCGAGGATGGCCAGATAACAAACACGCACAACTATCGCTGGTCAATACAGGCAATTGCGGGGCAAGAGGCAGCGACGCCGGTCATTCCCGCAACTCCAAATGACGCCATACTTCTTGCGACAATCTTGCGATCTGTTGGTGGCGTGAATATCATCACCAGCATGATCACAAATGTCCAGCCACACGCATCGAACAATCCACTTGCAGTGCATGCTCCTGACGCAAATGCCTTGACCCACAGTGGTTTCTACTACATCGGCACCGGTGATGCCAATACACCATCGACCACTAGTGGTTCATTGCTTTATGTTGCCGTCCAAGATGCTAATAACCAAACGCAAATGGCAATGACATTGGCAGCACCGACGGTCATTTGGACACGAGCTTTGGTGGGTGGCGTATGGGGAAGCTGGATCCCAGTCACGGCACCATCGCGTTGTACTGCTACACATGCTGCTACGCAGAATGTTTTGAATGCGGCATGGACTGGCCTGACGATGACTAAGCAGGCTTATCCAAAATCAAGTGAGCCAGATGGCATATTCACGATCACTGGTGCACAAGTGAAGGTGCCCACTGATGGCTTCTGGTCAATCAATTGTGCTGTACAGCATGCTTCAGCAACTGGACGTGTTGGTTTGCGCATCAACAATGCAACTGCTGGTGTAATCATTGCCCAAAGTCTCCATGCAGCAGTTAGCGGTGTTGCTGACACACTCAGCGGTATGGATTGGTTGGCGGCCGGCACTGCAATTGAAATGGATGTGTATCAGGATAGTTTAGCGACACGCTCGTATCCAGCACACTCAAATGCTGCACCAGTAAAGCTGACATTAACGCGCCTGGCTAGGACATGACTGCTACTACACAAGCACCATGGACTATGGCAGTGGGGCCATGGAATACTGGCCCCGTTGTTGCTGTTGCTAATGCAAGAGGTAGACAATTCAACTTCCAAGTTGATGATTCAAGTAAGTTCACCTTCACGCTAAACGGGAATGACACTGTCTTCCAATACATCACAGAGTTGGTGACCGATGTTTGGGTTTACCGATATGGGCAGCTGTTTTGGCGAGGCAGGATTGGGGCAACCTCCGATGCCATCGATGAGCAAAGCAATGTGGTCACACTCAACTGTTTTGATTACCGTGAATGGCTTGGTCGTCAAATACTTGGACCTGGCGCCACGTTGTCATGGCGAGCTCAAACATCAGCAAAAGTCATCAATGATATGCTTGTCTGGATATTGGGACGTCCAGGCCTTCAGCCTCAATTGACGCTTGATGCAAGTGGATTGCCGACCAGTACAATCAACTTTGACACTTTGGTTGGCGGCACCGTCAAGGACGTTGTAGCATCAATGAATGGCTTTGGTTGGCAAGTCATCCCAGTGTCACAGCTTGGTCTTAACCTGAAAGCCGTTTCGCCATTCTACTATCGTAGAAATGATGTATTCGTTATGGAGTATGGCGGTGCAGTTGCGCAGGTTGCTCGCAGCCTTGATACTGGCAATTTTGCCGATTCTGTTTTTGCTAGTGGTGATATGGCATTGGCACCAATAGTGCAGGATGCCACTGGGATCGCCACTGCCCCGCAAGGCCGTATTATGGCAGCGGCAAGTGATCCAAGCATTGTTGATCATTCACATCTGGTTGCCTTTGCGAATCAGCAGGCAACGAACATGCAATTGGTCGCTGCGGCATGGACTTGTGTGTTGAAGAAAGGTGTTTGGATCAACCAGGCTGATGCGTGGGTTGGTGACATCATCAAGTTCATAGTCAAGTCTGGACGTATCAATATCAACGACAACTATCGCATCACGCAAATGGACTTGACATTATCAGATGATGGTGCTGATCACCAGGTCAACTTGACTTTGGTGAAGCCACCGTTCATGCCATACTAGGATGTGACAACATGGCACAGTTGCCTCCAAATCCCATAAAGGCATTGGACAATCTCAATGGCCGTGTTGGTGTTCTTGAGCGCAAAACATATGTCGGCCAAGGCTCTCAAGGTCCAGCTGGACCAACAGGTCCACAGGGACCAACAGGCACGACCGGTGCCCAAGGCCCCGCAGGACCCCAAGGCTCACAAGGCAATACTGGACCTGCGGGTGTGACTGGACCAACAGGAGCAAAGGGTGCGACTGGGCCTGGTGTAGCTGCTGGCGGTGGTGTTGGCCAGATATTGGCCAAGAATAGCACGACAGATTATGACACTCACTGGATCGATGAAGCCACTGGCGGCGCTGGAACAACGTCGCTAGATACAGGCTGGCTGTACTTTGGTGTACAAGGTGGGATTCAGTTCAACCCAGCATCTCCAGCAGCACCATATACACAAGGTGCATGGGGATTCTCTCGTGGCCGGATTAGACGTGACGGTGCAGGGCAAGTCTGGATAGATGTCTTCATTGGCTCTATGGTGCCATCGTTAACAATCCCAGTTTTTACAATGCCGCCTGGCTTTAGACCTGCGTATCCCATCACTATGCCTGGGCAATGTGGTGGTGGGAACACAGGTACAATCCTCATTAATCCCAATGGTGATGTATTTTATGCTGGTAACATAGGCAATTCGAGCCAGCCAATCGCATTCCATAATTGCCAGTATATGGCTGAGGATTCTGCTTCGCCACCAGTCTGGACCCCATTAACACTAGGCAGTGGTTGGGCAAACGTGTCTGGCTATCCACCAGCACGGTATTATGTTGATCCAGCTGGTGATGTCCATTTATCAGGCAGGATTGCTGGCGGCACTGCTGGGGCTGGCAATTTCTTTGCGACGTTGCCTGCTGGCTTATATTCAACTGGCAACTTTCAGGTACTTTATACTGCTAATTCTGGCGGAACACCTAATCCCAGTGGTGGTGGAACGGCTAGAATTGACTTAGACCTCAATGGCAATTTGATGGTCTTAGGTTATGCCACCAATGGTGGAACTAATCAAGGCGTTAGTCTGGACGGCATAGTCATTTCAAACCCCAGTGGTACATGGGGAAACTTGGCACTAACTAATTCATGGGTGAACTATGGTGCTGTGTGGGCACCAGCACAACATTGCCAGAATAGGTTTGGCGTAGCTGCAACTCGTGGTTTGATAAAGGGCGGCACCGTAACTATTCCAACAGCAGTTGTTGTCGCCAATACATTCCCAAATCCAGCCGTATCACCTCGATATGAATACCTGTATGTCAATGGTGCCAATTCAAGCGAAGCATGTCGCGTTGACATCATGATTGATGGTTCGCTTAGCTTCCAGGGCTTCCATGTTGGTGGCACCAACGCCTATGTTTCATTGGCCATGCGTTGGCTGGTTGATCTTGAAGCGTCGCCGATGGGGCCACCTGGGCCTACTGGCCCACAAGGCAT